GATGTCAGATGAATTTCGAGCACCACAGTGGGTGTCATTTAGTATTGCTATTTTCATTTAGTCATATGCCTCAATACATAGGGATTCTTTCGAACTAAGGTTATACCCCATTGCTTTCATAAAATCCCCGAATACTTGCAACATATCATCACGTGACAGATCCTTCTGCATAACATCAATAGTAATACGTGTGTTCACGGATGATTCATGCTCGTAGGGATGACAGATCAGTTGTATATACGGTTTATCCAGTTGTGGATTGTTATAACCCATACTCATAATAAATTACCTATTTTCATTTAGTACACCCATTGTACCACAGTATAACGGGTTTGTCAAGCGATTGGTCGATCTACAAGGACTCGAACCTTGAACACAAGTTTAGAAGACTCGGATGATATCCAGTTTCACCATAGACCGTATTCAACCGACTATACCATATGATCACTGAGATCAGAATCAACATTGACTGCACGTCTCTTACGTTGTTTCTTCTCTTCTTTTACATATTCCTTAAACTGTTTATCAGCATCTTTAACTGAGTCGATACGGTATCTCAATCCTTCTACGATGTATTGACCAGATCCTGCGTCATTACCATCTGCCAGAGAGTTGTCAACGAATGCATCAATATCTGCTTCTGAGATAAATTTCATCTTAATGTCTTGTTGCTTCTTCTCTTTAGCAATCCTACGTAGGAAAGCATACCATGAGATCTGGGTAAAGTATGCGAACGCATTAGGGTTACCAGATCGTGTAGCAGTCTCGATATTATAATTCTCGATTGCTTTCAAGCAGTTCTCGACTGCGTCCATAACCATTTCTTCTCTGTAAGTATATCTTACAAAGTTAGACTTATGAGATAAACCTTCTGAAATCTTTAAAAAACATGTGGCAATATAATCTGTTACAATAGGGTGATCCTTACCAGATGCCTTTGCTTCTTGTACTGATTTGCAATAGTTAACAACTGCAAGGGAAAATTCCTTGTTGTTAACGTAATGCGGTTTATCTTTAGGTTTCATTATGTATTCCTTTTTTTATTTTGTAATAGTAACCATTATAGCAAATTACTGAGGTATTGTCAAGTCTATACAAACTCTTTTTCTCAAGTCACTACTGCTGAATCTATGGTCACGTTTATTAAAGTAAAGATCTATATCACGTTTGCGACATATATCTTTACCGGTAAAGTCTTTGTCTCGATACTCTTCTCCTAATATACGTACATTGATAGAGTACATAGAGAGAATATCTTCTAGGTCTTGTTCGGATCCGTATGGTATAATTTCATCCACATATCCAATTGCTTTGAGTTGTGAGTATCTTTCTACCACAGTTTGAATGGGTTTGTTCTTACCTTCACGTTCAGATGGATCTACTTGCAATCCACAGATAAGATATTCACACTGATCCTTTGCCTCTCTAAGCATTGCGACATGACCGGCATGTAGCAGATCAAATGCAGAACATGTAAATCCTATTTTCATACAACCATGCCTATCAACTTAAACGATCCCAACATACCAAAGAATACGAGTGCTTGTATTATAGTAGCATATGCGATTTGACGCATAGGATGAACTTCAGTCAACTTCTCTATCCAAGACTCACTTGGTGCTAAATTGACTACTTGTAGTATCTTTTCTTTTTTCATAAAAATAATTAAAATAAAGCTTGACAGATTAAAAATTCTGTGCTATAATAAACTTAACGTTTGCCCCCCAGTGAATACAACATTAATGCACTACAGGAAACTGTAATATCTTACCATTCCCACCATCAGAATCTTTGAAAAAGTCATCATCATCATCAAAAATCATATCGTCAAATACAAACATCTGATCGATACCAACAAGATATTGCTTAACTAACTCATCAATAGGATTAGCAATCCCCATGATCTTATCGACTTTAATTAACACAAATCTATCCACATCATCTTGATAACACATAAACAGACGGAAAGTCCATATGCGAGTACCGGTTTCGGACGTGTGAAATTGAATACCAAGAGGTGCACGAACAATCAAATCCTCATCGGTTTCCTCAATAATCTCACATAGAACTTCTTCTCCGGTAACCATCTTGAGTTGTTTAATTTTTTTAATGTCTTTAATCTGGTACGTCATTACTATCCTTAATAGAAGTTCCCTTCAAGTCAATTGGGTAGACCTTATATCTGAACCCTTCTTTAGTATATATCCTAATCCTTTCGGCACTATGTTTGAGAGTAAAGTTCTTATGACTTTTCACATGAAAGTCATCTGCAATATCATATAACTTAGTTACTTGTCCGTTGTCTGATTGTCTGAGTCCTCTTCCGATTGACTGAAGTACTTTGACTTGAGACTTTGATGGAGTCCCAAACACAATGTTATGAAGGTTGCGAATATTAATCCCAGTGCTAAAAGTCCCCAAAGAAGCGACAATAATTGCATCATTTTCTTTCTCCACTATTCCTCTGATTTTTTCACGGTCAGATGCATCGACCTCACCAGAAACATAGAATACCTTTCTTCCTTCTTCTACTGCCTCTCTGATCAGTTCGACTAATACCTTGCCGTGCTTTTCTACGAACTGAAACATCACAAGTGTGTTGCCTTTAAGGTCAACTGTCAACTTGCTGATAAAATTGTTTCGTTGTTCGTTCGTTACAATATAGTCAATTTCTTCTTGGTATGTCTTACCATTCATCCAGTGACATACATCATTATGATACCTAAGTAGCAAAACCGATATGTCCAGTTCTGCGAGTTGTTTATCTTTCTGCAATTGTGCGGTGGTAGTCACCGTGTTTACCTTACCGAATAAACCTTCGAGTACAAGTTTATTTGTTTCGGTACCGTCCAGTGTACCTGTGGTGCCATATCTATATCTGGCATTGACACACTTGTCCATCATAGTAGACAGAGACTTTGCTTTAAATAAGTGTACCTCATCTCCGAATATTGCTTCGAACTGCTCAAAGAAATCAACCCCGAATTTGTAAATAGACTGCCATGTAGATATTATAATCGGGCAATCTGTTTTCTTATCCTTACCAGAATATATCCTGTGACAGTTAGTCTCTACATCATAACCATAGTCTTCGAAGTCTTTATACATCTGCTCTACCAATGATGTGGTAGGTACAATGATTAAAGTTTTCTTAACGTTCTTTTTTTCCTTGACATATCGCATTAAATTGTATATAATAAAACTCTTGCCACTGCCAGTTGGAGATAGTAGTAAACACCTTTTATTTTCAATACCATGTGTTACTGCTTTATATTGATAGTCTCTTAACTCGAATGGCATCTTCCAATCCTTCATAGTTTTTATGAGTGACTGGTGATCTACATTATTAGTCTGTGAGGGTATACCATATTTGGTATTGTCTACAATCTGTAGTGGATAGAATCGATCTCCGCAAAACTTTCTCAAGTGATGATACAGACCTACGTTCATTTGCTTGGTGACCATGTTATATAACTTAACACGACCATCCCAAACCTTACGTTTGAACGCTGGCATATAACGATAGCCCGGAACAAAAAACGAGAAGTGTTCTCTCAACTCTTGCTCTTGACCTGCGTTAGATTCTATTGCCATATAAGAGTGGTTTAATAATCTCACTCTTATGGTATTATCAGTACCCATTACCCACCTGCTTCAAACTGTCTCCACCTTATCATATTACCAATAGTTTGATGTCTCCATTTGAGATTATCAACTATATCTGTCAATGTACTTATAATGGTTTTATAGTACTCAATCTTCTCCACAGATCTTTGTATCTCTGGATCTGCATTGTAGTAGTATTCCATTTCACCTTTAAGTATCTTTAGTCCGTTAAATGGATCTGGTTCCCAACCACTGGCAAGAATCTCTTCTTGAGACATCTTACCATTGTAGTACAACCACTTCTGTTTCAACAAAGTTAACTGTGCATTCTCTGCACGTTTGTGTTGCAACTTAGTCAGTGATAGGTACTGCAAGTATTTTGCATGTAGGTTGGGGGTGTTCATAGACACATCATCTAATTTGTGCTGTCCAATCACACAGTCTTCTTTCCACTCTTTCAATATGCTTTCAAGATCTAACATTATATTTTCCTCATTCTATATTATATATTACGAAATTATCCTCGTTCGATATGGTCGATACAGTCTTCCCAGAACTCTTCATCAAATCCTAAAGTGTATGATAGTGTTACTCTTTTACAATTAGTAGACGCATGATGAAAAATTCTATCATGCTTATCTTCACCAAAGTAACCTGCTTTACACTGCCATCCTTGCGTATCTTGCATTCTGGTATGCTCCTTTGTTATGGGATCTACCCATTCAAAGTAACCATCTCCGGTTTCACTCCATGTGAATATGAGGTTATGTGCAGGTGTCTCTTCATTTGAATGCCAACCTATATAACCACCTTCTGGATACATCTGCGACAGAGCACAGTGTTGTATACCTAGTTCACTGCGAATCTTCCAGTCTAGTATATTATACTCTTTTTTATAACAAGAGTCAAGCGATTTATGATGTTGTGGTTTAAGACAATATGAGTATGCGGACTCTGGATATCCATCGTGCGGTTGTTTATACAAGGTTTCTAGATAATCCAGACTTGTGTGCCAATCACGTTGGTTACCTTCGAGTCGTTCCATTGTATTGACAATGTCACTCTTCTCTACGAGGTTTATAAACTGATCAAGGATACTCGTTAAAGTATCATTCATAATATTTACTGGACGCATTTATTTTATCTCAAACGAACTGAATCTGAACCCCACGTTGAATGTTGGATATATAACGTCCGTTGTATTACTTGACATTGTTATTGCCCCTATGTTAGTAGGTAAGCAATCATTGTATTTGATCTGAACATTATTATTGTTATGAGAGGTTAATATAATAAGTGTTATATCTGAATACGTAGATACATTAGCACCACCGACT